TTAGCAAGATCATTGCAAATGTGGTTTTCATAATATACTCCTTTGAAATCATGAAACATAAATATACCTACAATAAAAAAATAGTAAATAAATTATTCTTTTTCTTCTTTCAAAAGTACCTTCAGCTTGTCTCTAATACTATCGGCCATGGCGATTCTGCTATCAACAGTACCAGAGCCATAGTCAATTGCTTTCTTAAGCATATAAAGGTCTTTGAGCACTTCACTGATTACGCCTTCCTTTTTATTAGGAACGTATACTCTCATGCTTCTCTCTCCTACAAATCAATTATAATGACCCTTCGATCATCGTCTGGGGTTTCATCGTGGTCATTGTCACCGCGAGTCTTTGGCTTATCCCATTCTTCGGGCCCTTGGCGGGGCGGTGGTTGGGGCACTGGGATTTCTAGCCAGGGTCTTTCCCCTTGACCCATCACCGTCCTTGGCCTTTATAGGCTTTCTTACGACGATGAGCCTTGGCTGGTGGCGAACCCGATCGTTGACCACCATGAAACGTTTCACCGCCTGAGTGTGGCTTTTTTGTATGCTTCCCAGCTCCAATAACAGTTTTTTTCTTGCTGTCAGGAAGCCTGTTACCAGCTTTTCCATAAATACTAGACATCAAATAACTCCTTTTCTATAGATCGATCAAACATCGTAATACCGTTTAAGTGGTCAATTTCATGTTGGACACAAACGCACTCTAAAGCGTTCTTTTCAAATGAAAAGAATAACTGATTGGTGTGGTTGTCGTCTTTGACTACGATGTCCGTCCATCTTTCAGTTAAAACATAGTCACCTTTAAATGAAAGACAACCTTCTTGAAAGAAACTTTTTCCAAACTTTCCTGTTATTATAGGGTTGATAAGAACTATTGGCTTTTTAACTTTTATCACGCACACAGCTGAATCGATACCAATTTGATTTGCAGCCAAGCCGACTCCATCGCCGACTTCAGCCAATACTTCCAAAAGTTTATTACCAATTCTAATTCCTTCAATTTTAGATGAACAAGGCTTACAAGTCTTGGAAAGAATCTTTTTATCTGTTACAAACGTGTATGACATTCACAAAGCCCTCCAGGTTCACAAGCCTCATATGTAATTATGAACCTGGAGAGCGCATGAGCAAATAATTATGTTTTAATTACTTAATGTCGATGCATAGCGGCTTAGCTTCTGGCTTTACCGGTACAATGAGTCTTAGCAAACCGTTCTCGAACTCTGCCGTCGTTGCGTTTAAATCAAGATTGTTATCGTAATTTACATACGTCTTTGTAAAGCTTCTACGTGCAATGCGCTTGCCATTAGGGGCCTTGTCCGACACAGAATGATCGGCACTAACCGTAACCGAGTTCTTTTCAGGCTTGATTTCAATTTTAAGATCATCCTTAGAAAATCCCGCCAGGGCAAACTCCATAACAGTGTCGCCATTTTCTTCTCGGTACATATCGGTAACAGGGTAACCCTGCGTGGTGCGATTCATCAACGAAGGAAAATCCAACATAGAATCAAAAATGTCATCAAAGACGCCGCGGCCCAGAAGGCTTGGACGGTAAGTTGTAAGTGCTGTAGTAGTCATAATATTTTCTCCTTATTAAGCAAGTTAATGCTGCGGCTTCCTTACCAGCGAAACCGCAGACATTTATATATTAACCACCGTTTATCATTAGTCAAGAAAAAAAAATTAATGTAATCTCGTTGAATAAGAAAAACGATTTAGTTCACGACCAGCATGAAACCTATGAATCATTAGTGATTGCAGACTCAGCAGAGAACTTTCAGATATTAAATGTTCCTTTTCTCCTGTGTCTGGGCTAGTAAAATAAACCGGGTCGTCCATATGAATCTTTAAGACCTTCACAATTCCAAAATTGCTCCATAGCGCTTCGACCGCTAGAGGTACTAGCCATTCATACTCCCCCACATTAGAATCAGCGAAATAAAGCAAAAGAGATTGTATTACATTTACTTGCTCATTTGTTTTTTGCATCTGTTCCAAAAGGTAGTCCAGAGGTAAAGTGAATAGTGTTTCTTTATCTTTTTCTTCTTCACTCATTTTCGATTTCTTTCAAAAGATCAGTGTACCCACCAACAAATTTTATTAAATTACCATTTCTATAAAAAATCATTGGTACTGTGTTCCAGGCATAAGCCTCTTTTACTTCCTGTAAAACTGTTTCTTGGTCTGGTTCAAAAGCGATCGATTTATAACTTAAGTTCTTCTCTTCCAATAATTGTACAGCCATTGTACAATATGTACAGCTTTCTTTTACAAATAAAATGTATCTCATTTTTAGTACCTGTAGTGTTTTTTGATAAGTTCTCCCGGATCTCCGACTACATCAATTACTTTTGTAGTGCCGGGGGTTGACGTGTAGATAGTCAGTTCCGTGAAAGACAAATTTTCGTCCATCCCCTCGATGGGGGGTTCGTGAACAAACTTTTGTTTTAAAGATGTATTTTCCCTCATCGAAATAATATAGTCAGGATTTATATATGTTTCTCTAAGGAAAGATAAACTTTTACAAGACTCTGTTTTAGCATCGTATTCCAAAGATTTATGAACTACTTCAATAAATCTCAACATATTTTCTCCTTTAATACAAAGATATTATTATTTTCAATATACCAGGGATCCCCGTTGTAAAGTACCTCATAGTATTTATCTTTTTCGCCAATTATGAGTAAATTAATTGGTTTTTTTAATTTATACGTCTCAGATTTATTAAAAAGTGTCACATCAGAAGGCACGTAAACTAAGTCACCAACTTTAAACTTATTCTTCATGATGCATTTCTTCCTCGCCCTCTTCAATTTTTGGTTGAGTTGCTTGTAGCCATCCTGCAGTAATGTTTATAATATCTTCTATTTGGCTATCTACAACATCCAACTTTTCCCTAGCCGATCGGTAATCTTCAACCATTTTATCAAAATTACTTGGATTGAAAATTAGTCGTGTCGTACAATCAGAAATATCGCGCCTAATCGATGTTAATATTTCTTGTATCATCGCTGGTATATCTTCTATGTCAACTGTATAATTAACTTTAACTTTCATTATTCATTCTCCACTATAGCATTGTTAGTTGTAATTAAAATCGAAGCTACAGACACAGCATTTTGAAGTGCCACTCTAGTAACTTTTGCTGGATCCACGATACCAGCCTCTATCATGTGAGTTAGCTCGTTGGTTTTGAAATTCCACCCCTGGCCCGAACTCTTAATTTGATGAATTATCAAACCAGGGCTTTGATCTGTGTTGATAGCTAGCTGCTTTATGGGAGATTCTAAAGCAGCCCGAACTATGTTAGCCCCAAGACTTTGATCTTCATTTTCTATATCAATATGAAAGTTTTGGCAATTTAGTAAAGCCACGCCGCCGCCCGGTATAATGCCCTCTGCTTGAGCGGACCTGACCGCCTCCAAGGCATCCTCGATGCGATGCTTCTTTTCAGTCATCTCAACTTCAGTTGGCGCTCCAACTTTTATTATAGCAACGCCACTGTTAAGACGTGTAATCCTTTGTTGTAAAAGACGACATTCATCCATATCTTCTGTTTGTTTAATTTCTTCTTTCAAAGAATCAATCTTCATGTCAATCTTATCCCAATCGGCATGGCCTCCAATAAAGGTAGTTTCATTCTTCAAAATTTCAATTTTTTTACATATCCCCAAATCCGAAAGAACAACTTCGTTGAGTTTTTTACCAGATAAGCGAGATATAAAAGTAGCGCCAACAGACAAGCAAAGATCATTTATAATATTTTTTCGTTCTTGGCCGTAGCCAGGTGATTTGACTGCAACAATCTTCATCGAGCCACGAACAGTATTCATGATAAGGGCAGCCAAGGCTTGACCCTCTACTTGATCTGCCACAATAATAAACGGTCGGTCTTCGCGCGCTACTAATTCTAATACAGGTAAAATTTCTTGCACTGTATCAATTTTATAGTCTGTCACAAGAACCAGAGGATTTTCATATTCTATGCTGTTCTTTCTCTCGTTTGTTACAAATGCTTGCGCATAATAACCTGAATCAAAACGATATCCTTCAATGATATCCAAACTTGTATCAAAAGATTTAGCCTCTTCAACTGTTATGGATCCGTTATGACCAACCTGCTCTGCCGCAGAGGCAATCAACTTACCAACTGTTTCATCACCATTTGCTGAAATCGTCGCGACGTGTTCAACATCCTCTTTCGTTTCAATTGGTCTAGATAATTTTTGAATCTCTTTTACTATTTCAACAACCGCTTTATCCATACCTCGCTTTAATTCTGTAGGAGAACTTCCGGCAGACAGATATTTTTGACTTTTTATGTATATTTCTCTAGCTAAAATTGTAGAAGTTGTAGTTCCGTCACCAGCAATATTGTTAGTTTCCGATGCCGCTTGCTTGAGCAACTGTGCTGCAGCATTTTCAAACGGATCTTCCAGATCAATGAACTTAGCTACAGTTACTCCGTACTTGGTTATAACGGGGTTAAACCCCTTTTTGGCTAAAATAACATTTCGTCCTTTCGGACCGAAGGTAGCCGCAACATTATCAGCTAATTTGTTAACACCAGCTAAAATTTTCTTTTGTAAATCTTCACCGGAGATGTATTGTTTGGTCATACATACCTCTCTAATAATAAGGTAACCACAGTATAAGTTAAATCAATATAAACTTTAAGTTTATTTTAAATTATTCTTCCTGGCCCTTTTTCTTCAAGGTCGGAGGAGAAACTGAATAGTCCATATATGTCCCTCCTCCAGGACCAGGAGCTAACTCCTCTGTTTTAGTTGCAACGTCATTGGACGCTTGAATTGCTTTGCGCGCTTCGTTATCATCAGCCAAACCTCCAGCCATGAAGGCGTAAGTCCCCTCTTGAATCGCTTTAACGTTCTGAAATAACTGAAAAATAGTTTGATTTAGCTCAGTTGTTATGTTATCGAGCATCTCCTGGACGTACACCGCACCAATCTTAATTTCTCCAATATTTTCAGAAATATCGTATACTTGTCCTCTGTTCAAGTCGAATTGCAAATTGCTTAGCTTGCCTCTTGTGTTCAAAAGGGCGCGCTTCTTTAGCTCTGGGTCTGTAAGGCTATTGTAAAACTCAACAGAAGTCTGAGGATCGGCGAAAACATCGGCACCTGCTAACATCTGGGCGCGCTGGGATTTTAGTGTCTTGGCTGAATATTCCTTTGTAACAGCATCGTTGGCCAGAGTAACGGCTTTGGCGATCGCCCACATTTGGTTCTTATCATACCCAGCCTCCCCAAAAGTAGTAGAAATCGCCGCCAATAATGCTGGATTACTCATTAGGATCTCGCTCCGGCCGCGAATGACGCGCTCGTCTGCACCGATTTTCTTGGCCTTAAACAAGCCATCGTTTTTGGCCCAGTCTAGCGGGCCCGTAGTGAAGTCTCTAATTTCTTCAGGCGTAAGCTGGAGGCTTGCCTCCACTCCCCGCAACGTAAATGGATTAGCTGCTATGTCCGTAAACTTTTTTATAAACTTTGTCTCTAATACTTCTGGCGACAAATTTTCCTGGGCTGGCAAAGTTGCGCTGAAATCATAATCGTTTTCGCCAGCGCCTATACGTTGAATAAATTCGCTTGAAATCTGAATGCATATCACTGATTTATCCATGGATGCAAGAACTATATCTGCCACGTTATCTAAAGTAAAATTGAACCTGAAGAACTTTAAATCTCCTTTAACATCTAGACCTTGTTTGACGTCGCCAAAAGATTTCATGACGACTATATATTGCATGAAATCATGGCCAAATTGCGGTTCCACCAAATCACCCACAAGATCATTAAAGCTTCCACCTACAACGACAGAATTTTCAGCATAAAGTTTTAAGCTAACCGGCGTTTTATCTTTGGTAATAAAGTCTGCAATTGTGCCAGTGTTCGCTGGGATTTGCTGCCCTTCGAGCAACACAGCAAGAAAGGCTTCAAAATTGAAGCCAGCAGATGCAGCATTGAAGTTGGAAATGACCTTTGTTAAGGTTTTATAAAAAACTAAGTACGAAAGAATGTCGGCGATCTTCTTTCCCAAATTAGCAGAGTCCAAGTTGGCGCTGTTCGGATTCCCATAAAAATCTGCAATCTTTTGTAGTTTTGCTTGCAGATCTGCGCCGGGGATGCCAGATAAGAATTGCATTAATTGATTACGGGCTGGGCCGTCGACCTCTTGATCGCCTACCGTTCTCACATCTGTCCAGCCTAACTCAGTAACGTCAATCTCTGGAATTGCGGACAACGTCATTGACGCGCCCTCCATTTGTTCTAGCAGGAGATTACGTTGAGTGTCAATTTCTAGCACTTCGTTAATCGTATCAAATATAAAGCCTAAACTAATGTTCTGTTTAAAGCCTACTTCTTCTTTAAAATAACGTTCTTTAATATATTTTAATTCGTTTTTATTCATGAATGTACCTCTTAATAATTAGACTATTATATCAGCAATTCCTAAATTAACTGCTTCTTCTGCATCCAAATAAACATTTGTCTTTTTATCCATTAATTTCTTAATATATCTTTGGGTCATGTCAGATTCTCCAGCTAGAGCCTGGATGTACATCTTTTGCGTTGATTTGACTTCGGTAAATTCATTTTCGATATCGGCTATATGGCCATGCTGTCCTGCAACAACACCATGAATCATTACTCTGCAGTTTTTTCCAATCTTTCTTTGCCCCTTAGTCCCTGCTGCCAAAAGTAAAACGCCTGCAGACATCACCTTTCCTATCCCGTAGGTAATAATAGGAGTTCTTTCTCTGATATCTCGCATAATATCGTACACAGCGAACATTTCAGTAGCTTGGCCACCGTAAGAAGAAATATAAAATTCGATGGGCTCTATGACTTCTTCTGGTTCTTTCCCCTCTTCCGCTTCTAAAACAAAGCTTTTTGTTGTCATGTCCAATGTTATTAATCCATATACAGCTTCAGCACACCGGTCTTCATTGATATCACCATAAATAGCAATTGCTCGCATCTCAGGCTTCCCCATGGCCGTGGTGATCATCGACACAATATCGTCCGAACTCTCTTTCTTCTCGCTCTTTTTGTCTTCGTTAAACCTTCTCATTGTTTTTCCTTTTGTCAAAAAAAAAGGTAGACTCTAGAGTCTACCTTAAAAACTTATTTTCAGAATTAAATTTACTAGCGTTTTAGCAATCTTTTAGCCACTCTTCTTACAACCTCGTTGACAAATTTGTCATCTTCTACCATCTCGATTTGTGCTTCCTCAAGCTCGTCTGTAGGCGCTTCTTCGTCAGCTTCGGGTGGTACCTCAAATTCGGCTCCGAGATCTTCTTCACCGCCGGGCATTTCTTCTTCGCCGGGCATTTCTTCTTCTCCGGGGAGCCCTAGTTCTTCTTCGCCTCCCTCTTCACCAGTCATTTCAACTTGTACCTTCTCACGGATTTCTTCAGGGTGTTCTATCGCGGCTTCAAGGAACGCGTTTAACCCCTCTAAACCAGCTTCAACAGTGGCGCCTCCGCCTTCGAGATCTTCACCGCCTTCGAGATCTTCACCGCCTTCAAGATCGTCGGCGCCTTCGAGATCTTCAGGGGCTTCCGTGCCGGCCTCGGGGTCTTCGAGACCACCGGGTGGGCCGGCATCTTCGGGTGGGGCCCCAAACTCGTCCTCTTCTTCTTGTTCGTATATGGACGTTTCATTTAGTTTATTAATGAAACCGTCTGAAAGTGCTGGTATATTGGCCAACTTCATCATTTGGCGTATATCTGATTCTTTTAAAAGTTTTCTCATAATTTTTCTCCTGAGATGCACCTCAAGGTACATTCTTAAATAGACTCTTTATCGAATAAATGACTTATTTTTTTTAATACTATGTCCTCAATTTGCTTAACTCTTACAAAACTTATTTTTAATCTGTCAGCGACCTCTCTTAATGTCATGTTGCCATTTTGATTAATCGACTCAAAAATACAATTAGCATCCTTGGGGTAAAGCACCCAATATCGGCACTTTTCTACCGGACAAGCAACCTTTAACTCTTTACAAGCTTCCAAGCATTTTCTCATAAATTAGTTTCCGTTTCTATTAAATCAAAGATATCTTCTATTTCGTCATCTGCGAGAGCAAATTTTTTCTTTAAAATTTCTCCATTCTTGTGAATTTGATCAATCTTATTTCTTTTTTGTTGACCCTGGATATTATATTTCTCTTTACAATTTTTAATATAATTAAAAACCAGTTCATCATTTTCAAGGTATCCAGTTATCATCATTCTAAAAAATTGTGACTGCGTAAAACCATCAAAGTTGCAGCGAATTCTTAATTTAGTTTGCCGCTCTGAGCTATCATAAAACATAAGTTTCTTCCTGTTCTCAGGATTGGGGATAGTTGGATCTCTCATTTACCTCTCCAAAGGATGTGCGTGTTACTTTCTATTTGTCCTGATCCTGTTTGTAAGACGAAAGATGCTTTACTTCGAAATTCTGCCAGACTGCGTGCGCCCGAATAAGACAAGCCACTACGAATACCACCAGCAATATTTTGAAGGAGGCTTTTAACACCACCCCTAAACGGAACGGTAGTTGAAACTCCTTCCGGAATTGAAGACTTGCCTCGCCAGGCATTTTGGGCCGCCGAGCTGGCCATGCCTCTATACACTTTATATTTTTTTCCTGCTTTACCAAGGAATACTTCACCCGGTGTTTCTCTTGTGCCAGCCAACATTGAACCAAGCATAACAAAGTCGGCGCCGGCTGCAAAAGCCTTTACCATATCACCAGTGGTTTTAATACCACCATCAGCAATTATTTTAACATCATAAGTAGTCTGGGCGCAGTCTAAAATGCTTTGAAAAGTTGGAACTCCATGGCCGGTGACCATCCGAGTTGAACAGATAGAACCGCCGCCAATTCCGACACGAATCGAATCCGCGCCCCATGATGCCAAAGCATCAAACCCTTCTAGAGTCGCAACGTTACCAGCCATTAAATGTACCTCGTCTCCCATAATCTTGCGTATGGTAGATAAAGCATTTTTTACTAGGGAGTGGTGTCCATGTGCAACATCAATACAAATAATTTTTGCACCGGAGTCATACAATGCGCATGCGCGTTCTTCATAATCGCCTGTGACACCAACGGCTGCAGCTATCTTCATGTCTCCGTACTTACAAAAAGCATCTGATACAATTGAGGTTTGTTCCTGCACAGTATTATATCTATGTACAATTCCTAAGCCGCCTGCTGCAGAAAGGGCTCGGGCCATGTCGCCTTCAGTAATCGTATCCATTGGGCTCGATATAACAGGCAACTCTAGATGATTATTCTCATCCAAATCATTACCAATTTCAACAGAAAATCGACTTTCGATATCACTAAATTTTGGTTCTAAAAGGACATCATCAAAAGAATAGGTTTGTTTCATTTTACATTTTCTCCAAGTATCGCTGCAGACACCAAATAGCTTTCTCAATATCCTGTCTGGGGTCTTCCTTGTGTTTGTGTCTGGCAATATATTTAATGGCGCTGCCACAATGAAAGCCTAATTGCCAGTCTTCTATCACTTCAATAACCTCATGTCTTCCTCTATTGTAGTGTGAAGGATGATCAACATTACTGTCTTTCCTTCTCTTTCTTCTCTTACGACGAGCGGGATCAGTCGATGGCCAAGCATCCTGGATTCCCTCTATCCATTCTTCTTTATTAATTTTCATTAAAAGCCTCCGACTGGCATGTCATTGAGTGTCCCCATGGGTGATGCTTCATTTGTACTTCCCAAAGATCCCTCCCCTCTGTCGGAAATTGTAATTGGTTCGCGGTAGACACCATATGTGGTTTGTTTTGCTCTAAAATGTACAACAGGTACTAAAACAAGCTGTGCAATTTTGTCCTCTTTACAAACAATCTGCTCTTCATAACCAATATTATGCAAATCAATAAATACTTCTCCGTCATAACCGCTATCTATAATGTGCGCGCCCACAATTAATGACTTTTTAGCTCCCATGCTAGATCGATTACAAACTTGCAGCATATATCCATGAGGCACTCCGAAACTCAAGCCAGTGGGAAGCATTGCGCTTTCGCCGGGTTTGATTTTTATAGCAGAAATATTAGGATCTCTTGGGTGGTAGTAAACGTCCAAACCGGCGTCACTAGGGTTAGCCCTCGTCGGTGCCCGTGTCCCGGGCCTCATCTCGTATTCCAATATCATCTTGTATCTCCTTAATTAATTTGTTTGCTTTGTCCCAACATTCAGGACAATAAAGTCTTACAGTATCTTCTTTTTCTCTTACAACTACCTTCCAGGTCATGACGTCTTCTTTTGATTTTTTGTCAAAAGGTTTTTTGCACATGGCGCAGCTGATGTCCAGTTTGTCAAACATCATAAGCTGTCGTTTTAGTTGCTTCTCAAACTCTTTTTTTTCACGTTTAGCACGAGTTCTTGCTATCTTTCTTTTTAAACTACCCATTGTTTATCCTAATAATTTAAATGCATAACGAACTGATCTCGTACTAAATCCCCAATCTTTATTGTGATCTAATTTTGCTGCATATGGCCGGTTTAAGTGAATTTGATCGTACTCTTTGACACTCCAGCATCTAATTGTTGTCATGGTAGAGGTATCATCGATCACTTTGACAATCCAATATGGCTTGTCATTCTTTGTTTTCTTGAGAATAACCTCTCTTGGGATAAACCAGGCCACTCCTAAGTTTTTGTCCCAGTTGCCCAAGGCCGGGACGCAATGTCTATTAATAGAGTCTTTAATTTCTTTTGTTAGTACTAAATCAAACGGAAATATACCAGTTAAATCAGAGATATACTCAATTTTCTCTTCGCGAGTAAAATCTTCTTCTGGCGAATAAATTTCGATGTTCTCATCTAGTTTCTTTTGGTTCTTAGGCTTGTCTTGTATACATGCCATCCAGAAATGTTTGCACCCGTTAAATCGATCGTCAACAATATCGTCCAGTGCTCCAGAACGACATAGTACATCCAGGGCCTTCTTGTTTAGTTTGGCATGGACGATGTCTTCGCTAAATAAAACGTCTTCAATTTTTTCAAACGGCCTGTTCTGCATGATTTGCTCAATTGCTTTCTCACCCAAACCTTTAATCGAACTAAAAGGCTGAATAAGGGTTTTGCCATCATCACTGATCTCCCATTGCCTGGTCGAAGTATTAATATTAATATTTTCAATTTCAAAACCAAACTTCTGGGCTAGACTGATTGCGGCCTCTTTACGCGATTCAGGCTCTTTGTCTAAGAAAGCTGCCATCCAGCACTCAGGGTAATAATTGAACAACCAAGCGCACTGGTAAGACAGAATAGAATAAGATACTGCATGTGATTTGTTAAAGCCGTAACCTGAGAAATATTCAAAATTCTGCCAAAGGCTCTTAGCTGTATCGGTTGGTATCGATTTGTTGAGACACCCTCTAATAAATTTCTCCCTAATTGCTTCCTTCTCTTCCTGACCCTTGCCTGTACCCTTCTTGGTCAGGAGTTTACGTAATTTGTTACCTTCTTCTAAGGAAATGTCTTCGCCTAACTTGTGAGCCAGCAAAGCAATTTGTTCCTGAAAAATAAGGAAACCATAAGTTTCTTTGGTTACCTCCTCAACAGCGTCGATAAGATAACTAGCGCGTGGGTCTTTCTTTGCTTTGATATAGGCTTTATCAACACCCGCTCCAAGGGGCCCCGGGCGATAAATTGAGGTAATAGCAGAAATATCAATGATATCATCAGGCTTAGAATTAATGCTTAAACGCTGGGCTCCAGAGTTAGTGAACTGGAAAATGCCAGCGAACTTACCCTTCTGAAAGATATTTCTATATACTTTTTTGTCATCTAAGTTTAATACGTCCGGATGCAAAGTGCTCTCGTAATATTTCTTAACGTCAGCAAAAGTTGGATTTTCAACTCCATGGTATCTTTTAAGAATATGTCCGACGGCACTCTGGATCATCTCTAGAGTTGAAAGACCTAGCAAATCAAACTTAATATAGCCGAGCGGCTCCAAATGGCGTACGTTTTGTCCTTCGGACCAGGGAGTTTGTATCACACCACCAGAACAGA